GCGAACTCGGATTTGGGCCGTCCCGCCTCGGCCGCCGCAAGCCGCGCTTTGATCACCGCCTCGGCCTTGCGCCGGGTGGTCTCGTAGATGCCCCAGCTCTCCATTTGGGGATTGAGCATTTCCAACGCTCCGCTGCAGGCGTCGACCTCATCGTCATGGGCGAGATCGGGGAAGCCTTCGAGGGTGCGGAACAGGTCCTCGTTCCAGGAGCCTCGCCGGATCTTCACATTGCCGGCACGGCACTGCGAACTGAACGGCCCGAACCTGGTGCGCTTGTCGCCACTCTCCGGGGCCGGCCGCACGGTGAAGGCACTGAGCGCGCGCACCAAGTGAAGCGCCTGGCTCTTGCCGGCCTGCCCCGGATCCTGGCCGAATCCGATGCGGACTCCCTTGCCGTCCTGCGCGGCAGTATTGAGCAGCAAGGTGTCGATGTCGCCGGGGTTGGCCCGCCCGCGCACCACATCCAGGAGCCAGTAGCCGCCGTTCGTATCGCGGCCGAGCTTGATGCCGACTGTCCAATCGGGGTCGTTGAACTCGGTCTTTTCGGTAGCGGCGAGGTCCCAATAACGGACGACGTCGAGGTCCGTCGGGACCGCGTCGACGACGGCACACCACTCCCGCTTGAAATAGAGCCCGGCGGCCGGCCGGATCTTCCAATTGCCGCCCAGCAGCCGCTCCCGCTCGAGCAGCGGCAGTGACAGCAGCCAAGTGAAATATTCGGGGTTGACCCGCAGCAGAGCCGGGTTGTCCAACACGGTCGCGGGAATGAACGTGACGCTGATCGGACGCGGCGGGTCGAGGCCCGGTGGCAGATCCTCCGGCCGCGGCAGGTGTTGCATCAACTCCTCGGGCCGATCGGCCCAAACGATCCTTTCCGAGACGCGGACGTAATAGCGCAGAACGCCGGCGCGCTCGGGGATCGGAAGTCCGCTCTCCGGGTCGATCCACCACGCCAGGAAGTCGGCGACCCAGCTGTCGGCGTCCGGGTTGCACGTCGCGCGGATGTAAGGCCGCACGCCGCAGGTCGAGCGGTTGCGGCTGACCATGTAGAAGAACTGATGCGCCGTGAAATGCGTCAGCTCGTCGAAACAGATCAACGCGATCTGCGCGCCCTGCCAGTCGTAGACGGTGGTTTCGAACTGCAGGTGGGAGAACTTGATCTTGCCGGCGCGCGGCCAACGCCACTCGCGCATTCCGAGGTGCGGGGTCCCGCCGAGCCGCGGATAGAAGGTTTGGCTCTCATCCCATAACCCGCCGGGGTTGGTGATCTGAGGCGTCGTGCGGCGGAAGAATACCGCGGTGAAGTTAGCGACCCGGCCGACGTGGCGCAGCGGCTCCAGGATCAGCCCGACGGTTTTCCCGCCACCCGCGGCGCCGCCGTAGATGCAGATGTCAGCAGGGCTCCGAAGAAACTCGGTCTGAGGTCCGGGCTGCGCCGAGATCGTTGCTGTGAACGGTAACGACATGCGTCACAGGTCCGGCCCCGAAGCCGTCTGTCCCTGATAGCCGGGAGGCAGGTTGCGACGGCTATCGGGGAGAGTGCCCACGGTGTTGTCGGTCTCCACGGGTTGCCCTTCGAACCCAGTCCTGACTTCTGGCGGCTGCCGCCGCGGTTTTCTGGCGAAGTATTTCTCTTGTGCCTCTCGCAGCGCTTGCGTCAGCTCGGGATCTCGGTTGTTATCGGGCAGGACGAGGACCTCTGACTTCGCCTCGGCATTGACGCCCGGAACCGGGTGATCGGGCGCCGTCTTCTCCTGCCAATGCGCCCGCGTCTTCAACCAGAAGATCTGCGCCGTGACGTTTCCTGCCTTCGCGGCGGCGAACAAATAGCCGGAGACCGTTGCATTGGCCTCGGCCACGCCGCGATCGAGGTCATCACGACACCGCTTGCGCAGCGTCTTCGACGAGCAGGCGATGATCTTGGCGATGTCGTCCTGACGGAGACCGATGCCGGCCAAGTGCCGCACCCTCTCGCGCACGGCATCATTCACCGCAAATGCTTTTCTCGCCATGTGCGGCTCCTGATTGATCGTGGTCCTGCCTTTGGCCGCGCTCGTCGAACGATTGCCCAAAGGCTTGGTGCATCGCGGCGCGCCCGGTGAAGCCCTGCCAGCGTCGCACGACGACATCGACATAGGCGGGATTGAGCTCGACACCGTAGCAGACGCGGCCGGTCATTTCGGCCGCGATCAAACTGCTGCCCGAACCGAGAAACGGGTCATAGATCGCCTGGCCGGGCCGGCTGTTGTTGGCGATCGGACGGCGCATGCACTCGATCGGCTTCTGCGTGCCATGTCCCCAACTCTGCTCGCGCTGCGGGTTGCCGAACGGATTGTTGTTGGCGATCTCCCAGACCGTCGTCTGCGTGCGGTCGCCTTGCCAGTGGCTGATCTTGCCTTCGCGCACGGCGTACCAGCAGGTTTCGTGCTTCCAATGATAATCGCCGCGGCCCAAGGTGAAGTGCTGTTTGGCCCAGACGATCTGAGCGCGCGGCTGCAGCCCGCAAGCCGCCAGACCGGCGGCGGCGACATCGCCGTACAGAGCCCCGTGCCAAATATAGGCGACATCCCCGGGGAACAGCGCATAGGCCTCCCGCCAGTCGACGCGATCGTCGTTGAGCACCTTGCCTTGCGCCAGCTTGCCGGCACCGAGGCCGCGGCGCGCTCGCCAGGACGGATCGTAGCTGACGCCATAAGGCGGATCGGTGACCATCAAATGAGGCCCCGATCCCGCCAGCACTGGCGCGACATCCGCCGCGCTCGTGCTGTCGCCGCAGCCGATCCGGTGGTCTCCCAACAGCCATATGTCGCCGAGCCGAGTGACCGGTTGTTCGGGTATTTCCGGGACGCTGTCCGGATCGGTCAGACCGCTCGAACCCAAACCGGCCAGTATGTCTTCGAGCCGATCCGGCTGGAAGCCGACCAGGTCGAGATTGAAACCGGCAAACTCGAGCTTGCGGAGTTCGTCGCGTAACAGGTCGGGATCCCAGCTCGCCCGCGCCGCCAATTCATTGTCGGCCAGGCGATAGGCAGTCTTCTCCTCCTCGCTCCAGCCGCGGGCGACGACCACCGGGATGGACGTCAACTTCAGCTTTGCCGCCGCGGCGACACGTAAATGACCTGCGATCAGTACGCCATCCTCGTCGGCCAGCACCGGCATTGTCCACCCCCAGTTGCTGATGGAGGCGGCGATTTTGTCGAGGTCGGCCTCGCTATGGAGCCGGGCATTGTTCGCATAGGGTAACAGCCGCTCGATCGGCCAGCGCTCGACCTGGTCGGCCGGCCAAGCACGTGTCGGGCTCGCACCTGCGGCCTCCGATTGTGTGGACAACATTCCTCACCTCCTTACGGGGCGATGCCATGCAGCATCGCATCGGCGGTGGATTTGCGCCCGTCGCGGCCGGTGAAACAGTGGCACATGTTTAATCTAGCCGGAGGTTTCATCACGAGGTTTCGCGACCCATCAATGCCCTCTCGGACCGTGCTTGCCGCGCCCTCTCTTGCAAGAGGGTTCCAATTCAGCCCACGCCTTCTCAAAGGCTCCAGGGTAGGCTTTGGGGACCTCGGCCAGGCACCGCTGCCGTGCTTCTAGTTTGGTGAGCCGCGCCCCAAGGCTCATGATTTCCCGCAGATGGCGCAGGATCGCAGTGGAAACCGCGGCTGTTTTTGTGTTTCGCGCCGGCCATTCACCAATCACATCTACACTCAAAAACTGCGGCGATCTCCACATCAGGATGTCGCGCGATCGCGACCATAATCCCACCGGGGCAACCGGGTGGCCCGGGATGAGCCGGAACGTCAAGTCGTTCAGCTCAGCCAACGGCATCGAGATTTGCTCATTGTTGCCCCCGTCGCATCTGATCGCAGTCATCCGAACACGACCGCTGTGCACCTTGATGAGCACATCATCCAGGCCTTGGATCGAGGTTCTCCCGTCGCCCTGTGGCGCGGTCGCCTCCAGATCAGCGCCGTGATTTGTCCCCGAAGGCCCTGGAGGTGAGTGGATAACCAATGGCACCTTCATGCCGGATAAGGTCACAGCCATCCTGTCGTCATCGCTCCGGTCCCACATGGCTGCAACGAGTTTCTCATCGCGCGTGCAAATCCATCTCAGGGTTTCGAGCAGGTCCCAATAAGTCTTCCGGCCCGCATCACTCGTCATCTCAGCATCGTCCCCTAAATAGGGTATATTGAGGAGAAGATGCCACAATAAGTGGTGCCGGACAAGACCGCCGGATCGCGATAGATTCCGCGATGTGGTTAGGACCGGTAAACGACTGAAAGGCGAAGCAATTTAGCTGCCGACATGGGTATGGGGTCGTCGAGCGGGTTCTTTTTATAGAGGGTAAATTCACCGGCTGCTTCAAAACCCATCCGCGAAACTAACGCTATAGCAGAGCGTTAGGGGCGGTCGCTGGCGCACCCAAAGTCATCCCGCGCATGCCTTTGGCGGACCCGCCGTCTTGAAGCTCGTCTACGCCGCGCTCATCCGCGCCGCCGAACGTTGGCGTGGCATCCGCATTAGCGAGTTCGAGCAGCGTCAGCTGAAGGCAATCCGTGACGAGATCGACAAAGATTTTACTGCCCGCCATGCCCCAACAGCAGGCGTAACGGTCAGCAAAGCCCCAACCTATTTATCCAGCAGTGACCGGACTTGACCTTCGCAGCTGACTCGCCGGTGGAGGGAGAAGGATTCGAATTCTCGGTCCCCGGCCAACGGATCTCCGTTTATCGCGTAATCCGCTCGGTTGCCTGCGAGGGATAGGGGCGTCGGAGCGGACGTCTCGGTTCAGCCCGGTTTTGTAATAATCATACCGTTACCGCCGGAAACATCGGGTGCTCCGCTTTGTTGTTCTCCCGCGGACCCTGAGGATGACGAGCGCGACCAAGTGGCACAATCAGAGCGGTATGTTGGACAGAATCATGCAAATATTTAGAGTGGACAAGAGCGCCGAGATCACGGTAAATTGGTCGATGCGCTTTGGGTCGGTAAGTACCTGAACAAAATGAGGTTTTTAACCGGATTACGATGTAGTGTGGCGAGCCAGCCCTTTTATAGACGGTAAATTCACCGACGCACTCGGCGGCCATCGCCGAAAACGCACATAATCACAGCCACTTAACGGCCGGAGGGCGGAGCCGGCCGCCAAGGGAAGAGGGACAATTTCCGGCGAAATTCGAGCGCGAAACAGCG